GCTTTCTTTGTTATTGTAGAATTCTTCTTTGATCTGGATGTCCCTGCTTTTTTTCTAGCATTTATATTTGCCCAGAGACCTTTCTTTTTTTTCTTTACTGCCATTATAAATCAGTTACTTGAGATGATGAAAGAACTATCCAGTTAGTACCATCAGACCAAATTGTCACTGATGCATATACTTTATTTAATACAAAATTAGCTCCTCCATTAATTGTTTCAGATCCTTGTGCATCAATTGTAATTGGTTTAGCTGCTGAAGTTGAACCATCAGTTGTAATAGTTATTTTTCTGTATTGCCAGTTCTCTGTTCCAGCTGCAGGTGGTAACTGAAGTGTTCCTGTTCCATCTACTCCTGTTCTTCTAACAAGAAATAATTGACCAGGTGAATTAGTATTTATTACTGTAGTAGTATCTGTTGCAACACTAAGTGAAGTAAAGTTTACAAATTCTTTAGTGTCCTTACGGTCCATGTCTACTGTAACAACAGCTCCTCCTAATCTAGTTAGAGTTAGTAAATCAGTTGCTCCATCAAATCTTGCTGCACTAACATAATCATTTGGTAATGTTACTGATCCACCATTAGTTAAAGACAGTATTTGTCCCGCAATAGATAATTGTTGTTTATCACCTCCACCAGCATTAAAGAATGTTTTTAATTGTGCTAGTGTTACTAATTCAGTTTGCAACTTAGGTGCTGGCTTTAATCTTTCTTGTGGGTTAGGATACCTTGCTAATGTAATGTAGTTGTCTGCTTTTGGAAGAGCAGTACCATTTCTTTTTAACATGCCCATCATGTCTTGTAGTATTGTACTCATTTTTTTTAATTTAATTTAATATCAGTTTCAGGATATTTATTATTTAATAATTTTTTAATATCAGAACACCTTTCATACATTTCTTCTTCTATGTAATATGATATCATATTTTCTAATTCTTCCTTGCGTGGACCTGTCTCAGGATCATACGCCATTATAGCATCTGTCCCTGTTTTAAATTTTTGTCCCATCAATTCATCAAAAGTTATCTGACCACTTAAAACTAAATAAGAATTATTATAAGCCGTATCAAGTATAACTGCATCTAATTGCATTTGCTCAATTTCATTTAAACCACTTTCATTATCCTCATTATTGTTGTCCCAATTTGCCATGTCTTATTTTTAAGTTATTCTGTATCTATAAGAACAATATACTCATTTTTTAAATTGTATAAAAGTTTTTTTACAACAACATGCCCCCCACCTGATTAAAAATGTTTAACGGCCCCCATAAAATTGTGTGTATTGCATAAGTGAGATGCCCTATGAAACTGCTCCCCACCTTCTGTCTGTGGTTGCGGGTACCCCCGTGTAATTTATCCACTTAACTTTTATTTTTAAATTATTTAAATTATGGTCTACTTCAGAAAAGTAAACATCAATGAGTCAACTGGCTCTGCAACAATTATTGTCTCTTCAGACACAACTTCTAACCAAGTTACTAGTCTTGCTGGTATCAGCGTTGGTACTAGAACTCAGGGTAACCTAAGTTTTGGAGTTCTATCCTTGATAGACCCAGAGACTAACCTGGTAATGAAGGCTGATCATCCAACAATCAAAGCTCTACAGAGTAAGATGAACTTGGGTGATGAGATGCCAAACTTCCAACTTAGTACGTCTAAGGTTGTGAACTTGACTACTGGTGAAGAGAACCAGAACTTGTACTGGGTGGAACAAGTTCCAGCTTAACAAGAACAAGACAGGGTGTGTTAACGCACACTCTGTTTTTTGTCATCCTCAAGTGTCTACGTATACTTTTGCTCTGACACGTAGCCACATACCATAGCTACACATAGCTTCACTGCTCTTTCCCTTCTTCACTTCTCCCTACCTTCAGATTGCCTGCATATATTATGCAGCATTAATCAATATTAAATATAAATATTATGCAAACAGTTTATTTCAGAAAGTTCTCAATCAATGAGAAAACAGGTTCAGCTACTATAATAGTAAGCAATGAGCCAATGAGTATTAAAAAAACAACCATTGCCGGCATAGATGTTGGCAGTAAGACACAGGGTAACCTAACGTTTGGTGTATTAAGCCTGACCAATCCTTTAGATGGTACAGTTCTGATGGCTAATCATCCTACAATAAAGGCATTGAGGGAGAAGCTAAATATGGGAGATGCAATGCCAGGCTTCCAATTGTCAAACAATCCAGTAATGAACCTAGCTACTGGAGAAGAAACTAACTTGAGATGGGTAGAAGCTGTTTAATTACAGCAAATGATAGACATTAGGTTTAACTGGTAGAGATATCAGTTAAATCTTTTGTTTTTTATTTAAATATGGGTGCATCACACTAAAGAGGACATCATATATCCACATATTACCACTATTTACCACATAATTATTCTTACAGCTACCTTTAATATATATATAGCTAATGTAACTACAAGAGTAACTATAACACTCAACAATACTACAAGGGTAATGTTAGTCTCTCCATCTATAGGATAAGAAGACTATCATCCGGAATACTAATAAAATAAATCATAACTTAATCCTTACTAAAATCATGAACATACTCATCTTAAATCCTAATGCCTTTGTTACATACAGAGGACAAATAGGTCTAGTGTTATATACACCAGAAAATCATTTAATGGTTAACTTCTTTAATGGAGATGACCACTGTAAAGCTAATCGTTCTAAGTTAGGTTCTCCATCTATGGAAAAGCTAGAAGAAGTATTATTAGAGAACCCAGAACTTAGGGAACTTGCTTATGAACATAATCTAATTGAAATACATAAACAGCAAGTATTAGACTTCTTGCAATATGCTAATTCATATAACTAAACCGCACATATGAGAAAATATATCATATTACTTTGCTTCCTCTTTATAGGGGGACCAATGATGACATCATGTACTTCGTCAAGAGGATACTGTAAGAGTAAACCAAAACCAGCTAAGTGCTGGAATGCTAAGAAACAAAAATACGTCAGATGTCATTAAAGAAAATAATAATAGTATTAGTAGTAGGAATATTCTTAACTGGATGTTCCTCTACTCGTACATGTAAGAAGCTACCAGCATATGGCTGGTATAAATAACTAATCACTAATACTAAATATAACTAAATGAAAAACTATATAATACTATTCTTACTTACACTATCCGTAATGGGGTGTGAGAAAGAGTCTATCGTTGATGAGATGCAACCGCCTCAAATCAATATGGTAGATATAATTACTTATGATCCATACGTAGTCAATGGAATACAATACTACTTATATGTAGGATACTATCAAGTTGACTCAGCAGGAGTAACATCACTAGATAAGTTCAATGATAATTATAACCAATGGTTATTGACATGTACCCAATGTAATGAAGATTACTACTACATACATAATCTTACTTCTAATACTACAAGTTACTTATCTAATCCAGATTTCGTAATCAATAGTACCACATTAATTATAGATAATTCGTCAAGTAGTTTTAATGATGCTAATTCTCCTATAGGTGATGGATCCTATTATTTATATCCTTATGATATAGATATTAGTCTAAACAATAATGACACAGTAATACTATTCAATTAATTAAATAAATAAAAAATCATGGCAAATCTATTCAAATCATTCATCAAGATATTATATGTAGTTGTATTCCCTATACTATTTATATTTATCTCGTACCAACTAATTACTAATTACAGTATAGATACAGAAATGTATGCAGCACTAGGTATAATTGGCATTGCAGTATTTGCAAATGCTACTATGTACCTGGCATTTATGAGCAAGATTAAAATGGTTCCTAAAATAACAGTGGAATTTGTACCAATCTTTGGCTTTGCTTTTGGTGTAGACACAGATAATAGAAGAACATCAGTTCTTTTACTTCTACCGTTTATATCATTTGAGATAAAAGTATCAAAAAAAAGAGAACAGTAGTTCATACTAACAGTACCAGTAGTATTATATCTATAATAACACTTGTACAGTTAGGAGCCCTCACTGCTCCCTACCTTCAATTCGTATAACTTTAAATAAATAATATTATGGCTAAAAACTTTAACATTTCAGAATCCATATTAGAGACTATTCTTAGGAATGTCTTTGATATGTCAGGTAAGATGAACTCAGATCATATTTTTGATATAATCATGAGAGAATTACCTGACCATGCAAAAGAATCTATACTACACCTAAGTTTAATAGGTGACACGTATAAGAAACTCTTTAAAGGTGCATATGTAACACTTGATCCACCAAGTTACCATGCAGGTACAGAATTTGAGTGGGATGTCTTAAAAGACTTAAAACTTGCTGCTCCAAATAATCAAATCTATGCAAAAGTTATAGATGATACATCTTGGAGTGCAACAGAAAAATTCAATCCGTTCTACAGTCAAATGAAATTAGAACTAATGTATCATGATGATCAGAAACAATTAAGAATGTATGATCATTCATGTAGTCCATTAGAACTGAAATTAGTTTCAGCAGAGGATATAGGATACTTTAATATATTAGATAGTGATTTGTTACTTAGTGATAACCCTATAATAATAGAAAAAGATGCCTAACTTCTCATTAGAATTAATACAGACTGAATATAAATCATGGCAAAACATGAAACAAGCACTAGATAATAGCAAAGGTAACTGCACACCCTTTGGTAGGTATATGGTAGATAAATACTCTCTTAAAAATACTGAATTATTAGAAGAGCAAGATTCTAACATGGCCTTACTTAGAGTGATCAGGGATCATGGGGAAGAGTTTAATAAAGGATAGGTTTGGTATTGTTAAATACCATGTGCTATCTGACCCAGAATTATCTATACAGTCTAAAGGGCTTTACAGTCTTTTAGCATGCTATGCTGACAAAAAAAGGGAATGTTTTCCTTCAGCATCAACACTTGCTGACTCAATGAATGTATCACAGAGGTACATATTTAAGCTCTTAAAAGAGTTGAGGCAGCATAATTACATAAAAAGAGTAGATGGCAAGCTAGTTATTTATTAACTGTTAGCTATATATATGCTTTTTAAATTAGAGTTTAGACCAAAGTTTCTTATGATAGGTCCCTCAAGGTGATTAATATATTTATCTTTACAATAGTTTACAAGATAAAAATGATAGTACAATTACCTAATGGACGTATAATAGAATGCTCACTTGAGCAATATCTCTCATTATCTGATGATGAGATAAAGGACCTTAATGGTTTAAGTTCTGCATATACTAAAGAAGTGGTTAATCCATTTTACAATAGCTTTTCAGGCCGTCCAGTAGCATCTCATGATGATGAACCAGAGTTCATAGAAGAACATGAGCCAGCACTTGATGAAATGGAAGCTTTTGAGAAATTGGAAGACCCGTATTTCCATTCAGATGATGTCTAATAGTTAGACACATCAATCAACATTTTTATTAATTTACAAAAACAATTTATTATGCAAAGTAAAGTAAACATCTTAGCAGATGACATGGGTAATGTTATCAGACAATCAGCAAACAATTCAGAATACGGTTACATCAGACTACAACAAGACAGAGTTACATTTGGTAACAATGGATGGGTTAAGAAATCTAATGTATCAACATTATTATTAGGTAAGCTAGAAGATCTGCAGTCACTAGATTTTAAAGCAGGTGATCAAATGGGAGGTAAAATTGTTATTAAAGAGCAATTAGAGCCATTCAATTCTAATGATCCAGATAGAGATTATAAAAAAGCAGGTGATACAGGTATCATTTGTTGTGTAGATGGACAACCTATTTATAGGAAAACATTTTATGTAGCTGACACTACTGCAGAAGATGTATTATTAGCTCACACTAATGGTTCAGATATTAAAGAAGCAAACGGGCCATCTGTAGCTACTAAAGTACAAAACGGTACAACTCTAGAAGCATTTGGAATAACTCCTGATGCTGAAGAAGTTAAAACTGAAGTAGTTGATGATGTTATTGATGAAGTAGAAAATGAAGAAACAATAGAAGAAGAAGTCTTAGAAGAGACTTTTGATCTATAAAGAATTTTTTCTGAAGTAAGTATGAGGCCCACATAGCAGTTTTTGTTAAACTTGTTGTGTGGGCCTTTATACTTTAATCTATTCTCTAATCAATAACAACCAAAACTATTATGCTATCTCAAGAACAAATATCTAAAATCAATTTACAAAAACAGGAAGATCTCTTAGCAAAGAGAAATGAACGTTATCAATACTATGGATTACTGTCAGAATATCAGACACATCCAGAATCACTCATTAATTCTTTAAACTATACAAAGTTAAATCCGTATCAACATTTTTTGTTTAAACGTGTACTACATGGACTTAAGGTTTATAAACCTGAAGAAGTTAGAGTACTACACTGGGACAAGAAAAGACGTATAACTAAAGTATGGAAGAGAAGCCAAAGGGAGATCAATGTATGGAAGCAAACCATTTGCAATAAAAAGATAAATGCTTATCTTAGCAAAACATTCCAACATTCTGCAACAGCTCTGTATATAGCCAATATACCAGCTGATGAAGTGTTAGATGATTACACTAACACTATGAGTTTTAAGGAATTAGGTATAACCTATGAAGATGTCATAATTAAATTCATGGCATTAGGTTTACTACCAAAAAACTATCTCACAATTAAAGGCCAATGATCCAACAAAAAAAGAAGCTATGTAATGATTGCAATACTCTACAATTTATCTGGAAAAATGATAAAGGTAGCAAGTATTGTAAGAATTGCTGGTATAAAGCTAAAAGCGTAGATGCTAAACCATTAAAGAGAGCACCAATAAAACAGAAGTCAAAGAAAATGCAAATACTTGATCAAGCTTACACTAAACTTAGAAATAAATTTATGGAAGCTAACCCAATGTGTCAAGCAGCTTTGCACTGTTGTACTGGTTCTTCAACTGATGTACACCACAAGAAAGGACGTGGTGAATATTACTTAGTGGTTAGCACTTGGCTTTCAGCATGTAGATCATGTCATATGTATATTGAAGAGCACCCAAAGGAGGCTAAAGAATTAGGTTTATCCACAGATAGAATATGAAAAATAACAAAAAAGATAGGCTACTTAAAATTGTAGTTTGGACAACAGTACTAATAATAACAATTATATTATGGCAGAACATCCTGGAAATGCTTCTATAAAAACTAGAGAAGTAGTACAAGCAGATGCATTATTAATAGCATCACAACATAAAAGATGTGGCTTAGGAATATCTATGGGTCTAGGTAAAACTAGAATTGCTATACAACACCTGCAGAAAAACTTTAATCCATTTATCAAAGCATTGGTAGTAATACCAAAACATTCAGTAGCACAATCATGGATAGATGAGCTAGACAAGATGAATATACCTAACTTAGTTAAGCATATAACATTTAGTACATACTTATCTATAACTAAGCATAATCCAAATGATTATGATATAGTTTATTTAGATGAGTGTCATTCTATTCTACCGTCACATGAAGCTTTCTTGAGTTTATTTACTGGTAAGATCTTAGGTTTAACCGGTACACCACCAAGAGATAAGCATGCTATAAAAGGTAGGTTAGTACAGAAATACTGTCCTATTAAATATACATTTGATGTAGATGAAGCAACCAGTTCAAAAATATTAAATGATTATAGAATAATTATACATGAGCTAGAGCTATCTAAATTACCAACTCTTAAGAAAAAGAATAAGAATGGTGGATTTTGGTGGACTAATGAAGTAAAAGATTATTCTTATTATAATAATAGATTTGCTGATGCACAAACAGATAAGCAAAGACAGTTAGCTGCTATTATGAGGATGAGAGCACTTATGGATTATAACACAAAAGAAGATTATGTAAAAGCTATGCTTAAAAATATAGATGGTAAATGTATTATATTTGCCAACACACAGAAGCAAGCAGACCGTATCTCTAAACATAGTTATCATTCAGGTAATCCAAATTCAGAAGATAATCTAGAATTATTCTCTGACAATAGGATAGACCATCTATCATGTGTAATGCAGTTAAGTGAAGGTGTAAGTATACCAAATTTAAAACAAGGTATAATTATGCATGCATATGGCAATGAGAAAAAAACCTCACAAAGAATAGGTAGATTATTAAGACTTAATCCACGTGAGACAGCAGTATGTCATGTACTATGTTACAAAGGAACTCAAGATTCTAATTGGGTTACTTCAGCACTAAAATCATTTGATCAAACAAAAATTCAACGTTATAACCCTTTAAATAGATAAAAAATGCAAATAATTATATACACATTATGTGTAGCAGCAACAATTTCAGCAGCAGTACTAGCCTATAATGTAGGTAAAAGCTTAGGCAAAGAAGAAGAAAAAGAAGACTTCAAAAGATATCTAAACAGAATGACTGTAAGAGATCTATTAGAACACAAAAAACAAAAGTTTGGAAGATTATAAAACTAAAACAAATTAATATTATGGGAAGAATGAAAGAATTGTTCATAGAACAACAAGAAGAGTTGGAGTACAAAGGTACTCATGACGCAATGATACACGGCCTATCTAGGCGTGCAATAGAAGAATATATAACTGAAGGAGATACACCATGTCCTAATTGTAGTCAGCCATCATTATTACGTAATGAAGGTAATGCTAAATGTTTGGAGTGTGGTCAAGAGTATGTCTATGTAGGTGCAGCATTAAGATTCATATAATATGGAGTTTACATATGATATGGATGGTATAGAACTAGATGTAGTTTATACTTATGATCCAGGTGAAGCAGAAGTGTGGACAGAATCTAATGGAGACCCAGGAACACCGGGAACAGCTCCTAGTGTAGAAATTACTGCAGCATTTTCATTATTAAAAGATAGAAATAATAATGATGTAATGGTTGATATACTTCCACTAGACATAGTTAATCAATATGATATAGAAGAAGAAATACTAGAAACTTATGAATGAAGAAGAAGAAGATTACAGTCACTTGCATATAAAAGCAAAAGATTTAAAAGATCTTGAGTCATATAATGCAAAAAAATTAGAAAAGAAATACAAAGGTTGTTTCTTTAGTCTTATGTTTGGTGTAATATCTCTTGCGGGAGTATTACTATACAACTTGCTGATCCCAGTATTAGTTTGGATTTTTAATTTTATATCACAATAATGGAAATAATAATATCAGATGCAGGTGATGAACAACCGGGCAACCACATAATAATAACAATATGAAAGATAACTTATTTATTAAAGCATCTATTAAAGATGGTGAGTTACATTTCCCTATAAAAGCTACAGGAACTAAGTTTAAAAAGTTTCTGAATCAGTTACCTGATGACTCTAAGTTAGAGATATTTATAGGAGTAAGCGGTGATAAGGGGAGTAATCCTCAACTTGCAAGGCTACATGCAATGATTAGAGAAATAGCACAAGAAATTGGCTATACTTTTGAAGAAGCCAAGATAACTGTAAAAAGATCTGCAGGGCTTTGTTTTGTAAAAGACAAACAAGAGTATTGCAAATCATTTGGTGATTGTGATAAGGATGAACTAAACCTTGCTATACAAGCATGTGTAGAAATAGGTGACTTTAATAATATGCAGCTAAGATAATTACTCAACTTTTTTTAACTGAGATACTTTATCAGCAATGTCTCTTAAGGCATCAGTAGGGTTGTCAGATGTTTTCATAGACTCTTGAGCTATTTTATCAAATGCTTCTGAATCAATGTCAATTTCTTCCACACGTTCAAGACCTTGTTCTTTAGCATAAGATTTTAATAAGTGAATAACAGCATATAAAGTATACATTTCTGACTCAAGTGGAGTTAATGAAACAGCTGTATTTTTATCATCCTGTGATAGTAGAGAATTAAACTTCTGTATAACTTCACCTATCTTATCAAATCCAGGGTATAACTCAGTGAGATACCTATAATAAACTTGTTGTAAACCAGTTATAAATGCAGGATTGACATCTGCTTTTATATTAGTTTTAATGTCGTAAGTAATGAATTGTTTTTTTTCAGCCATAATAAATAGATTATACATCAAAGATACAAATAATAAAGCATAAATATGAAAAATATAGAAATAGATATAGAAGAGCTAAGGGACAAAATGAATGATAGCCTGAAAGGATCAGGTTGGGAACCAGCATTATCACCATTTATTAATGGGTTAGATTTTGATATGATAGTAACAAAACTTGTTAGTTTAGTTAATGTGAATAGAAGATTTACTCCACAATTTAAAGATATTTTTAATGCATTTAAAGAATGTCCATACAAAGATCTAAAAGGAATAGTAGTTGGCCAAGATCCTTATCCACAATTAGGAGTAGCTGACGGAATAGCATTTAGTTGTAGTAAGAAAGGTAAAGCAGAAAAATCCCTGCAGTATATTCTTAAACAAACTATAGGTGATTATACTGATACAGGTAGAGCTATGTATACACCAGAAGAATGTGACTTAAGACGTTGGTCAAACCAAGGCGTGCTATTATTAAATACAGCATTTACTTGTGAGATTAATTCTATTGGATCACATATAGACTTGTGGAAACCATTTACTAAATATATATTTGAGCTTATCAATAAGCATCACAAAAATATACCAGTAATACTTATGGGTAAAAAAGCAGAGATATGGGAAGTACATTTAAATAATCAAAAAATATTTAAAGTAACTCACCCGGCATCTGCAGCTTATAGAGGAGGAGAATGGGACAGCAATGATGTCTTTGAAAATGTCAATACTGAGTTAATTAGTCAAGAGAAATCTTGCATAAGTTGGTAAATTTTACTAAGTTTGTATCATAAAATTAAATACTAAATGTCTAATAACCAAGAACTTACACAAAAACTTGAGATTGAGAACTTTAAGGAGCAATTCTTACAAACCTTTGGTCTTAATGTATATGTATATACAGAGCAAGAACCTGATTTTAAAATATCACTAGATATATTTCATCATTGTACTCTTATAGCTCTTAGGAATAATCTACCTGAATATAACTATTTAAAGAACCTAAAAACTAAAACTAGGTTTAGGCCATATTTAGCATATGTTCAGGCTATGTCATTTATGGCATTTAAAGAAGGTCACAGCAAATCAAGTATTGCTTTATCAATAAAAAGAACTCATGCTACAGTTATTAACTCTATTAGAGTTGTTGAAGACGGATTCTTTTGTAAGGATAGAAATATAGTTGATGCATTTAATCACATAATTAAAGAAATAGAAATACATGTGGGAACTATTCCAGAAAATCTTAAAAGCAAACCTAACACCAAATCAAGCTCTGATCCTATTTGGGATGAAGCAAGGCGTATCATTAACCAAAGTTAAAGATATAGATAAAAAGGAGTTAGTTGAAACAGGTTATATAAGTAAAGAAGATAACCAATATATAATGACACAAGAGGGTAAAGCCTTTTGTGCTAAGCTAGATAATTATTTTATTAAAGCTAAAAAAAAGACTGACATACAACTTATGGGCAAAGACTTTGTAGATGATATAAATTCATTTAGAGAGGTATTTCCACCTAAGAGGTTACCAAGTGGTAAACCTGCTAGGAATAATGTAAAAGCTCTAGGAGAAGCATTTAGATGGTTCTTTGAGACTTATGACCATGACTGGGCTATAGTACAGAAAGCTACTAAGATGTATGTAAATGAGTACAGAGATACTCAATACCTATATATGCAGACAAGTCAGTATTTTATATGTAAGCAAGATAAGCATAGAGTTAAACACTCAACTTTAGCAGATTATTGTGATATGATTATAGAAGGCACTAATACTGAGAGAGATCACTTTAAGGAAAACGTAGTATGAAAACAAAAGAAGCTTGGGTTGGGCAATATGCAGCCTTCAATGAAGCACTTAAGTATATGCTTGCTAGATCTAAAGGTGAAGAGAAATCAATTTATACACCATGGCCTAAGTTTAATGATGCCGCTACTGATGGTTTAGAGTGGAATACTTTAACAGTTATTGGTGGTAGACCAGGTTCAGGTAAGACATTGATTAAAGACCAAATCATTAGAGAGTCTTTTGCTCTTAATCCTAATGATGATTTTAGAGTATTAGAATTTCAATTTGAGATGGTAGGTAGAACATCTGCTATTAGAGAATTTAGTTCTATGACAGGAAAAACTTATAAAGAATTATGTAGTGCAGGATCTGTGCTAAACAATTCTACTCTAAATGCATGCCATCAGTATGCAAAAGAAAGAGTAAAGAACCCTGTAGATATTATTAGTACACCTTTAACTGTGAATCAAATGCGTGAGCAAGTAGATGCTTACATGACTTTACACAAAGGGAAGAAAACTATGATTACTTTAGATCATACTATGCTTGTAAAGAGAGCACCCTATCAAAACAACACATTAGATATGATGTTTGAATTAGGTGAATTCTTTACTCAGTGTAAGAGAGACTATCCATGTTTATTTATTGCCTTATCACAATTAAATAGGAATATAGATAATCCAGACAGAGCTATAGATGGGAAATATGGTAACTATATACTTGAGTCAGATATATTTGGCTCAGATGCAATGCTGCAACATGCAGATATGCTTATAGGTATTAACAGACCTGCTAAACAAAAGATTAGATTCTATGGCCCTGATAGATATATGATAGAAAATGACAGAACACTAGTATTACACTTCTTGAAAGCCAGGAATGGTGATGCAAGAATGAGTTTCTTTAAAGCAAAGTTTGAACAAATGCAAATAGAAGAAATGGCAACACCTAACCAACAAGAAAGAAGATGATAAATACTAGAAATTTAAATAATAAAAAAAATATGGGATTAACACCTGCAGAACGCAAGAGCAAAGTTGCAAAATTAAGAGAAGAGCATGATGATTACTTTCAAACAGAAGGTAAGGAAAATGCACTATACATTCCTAAGATGGCCTATAGACCATCTGGTAAGGATGAGCTACATGTTAGTTTTTTTCCTAGTGAATTAGAGAAAGAAGCAGACATATATACAGAGTTTGTAAGTATTGATTATGATACAGAAGATCCTAAAAGAACATTATATCTACATAAGTACAATCCTCATTGGAAATCAGAGTATGAATTAATTACAAGTAACTCAGGATTCCAGAGACATTTGATTCCAGTAAGTGAATTAAAAGTTATTAAAGATGTAACGTCTAAGGATTTACCAGGCCAACAGTTTGTAAATATGGGTAAAGTTACAGATCTATTTAGCTTACCTAATCCTGATGAGACACCATCAACAGCACTTGTAGATAAATTAGAAGAAATAAATCAAACCTTAATAACATTAACTAAAGTAATAACTAAATATAGATAGTAAAATGGCACAAAGTGTATTAGTAATAGCAGATTCAGGTACAGGAAAGTCTACCTCAATCAGAACGTTAAATTCAGAAGAGACTTTCATTATAAACATTGCAAATAAACCTCTACCATTTAGAGGTTGGAAAGGTCATTACAAACAAATTAGCAAAGATAATCCAAAAGGTAATCTTACCTCTGCATCATCATCAGCAGGTATTATCAAAGCTATAAATCATGTTGATCAAAAAATGCCACACATTACAACATTAGTTGTTGATGATTGGCAATATATGAGTTCATTTGAGTATTTTGATAGAGCTAATGAGAAAGGTTATGATAAGTTTACTCAGATTGCAGCTAACCTTGCCATGGTGGCAAAGTTGCCTAAAGATTTGAGAGAAGACTTAACTATAATCTTCTTGACTCACTCAGAAGATTCAACTGATATCAATGGAAATAGAAAAATCAAAGCTAAAACTATAGGTAAAATGATAGATAATACTTTAACTTTGGAAGGCCTATTCTCTATTGTATTATTTGGGAAAGTAAATAAAAATGATGATGGTGAACTTGAATATGGTTTTGAAACCCAAAACTCAGGAGAGAACACATGTAAATCACCAATGGGTATGTTTGAGGATAAATTTATCCCTAATGATCTCCAGTATGTAAAAGAATGCATACAAAAATATGAAGAATAATATAAATCAATTAAAAAAAAGTAAATTATGTTAAGTACTAAAGACATGTCTGCCGGAACAGGTAGCACAAAACCAGTAATTGGAGTAGGTAATCACAAAGTAAAAATTAATTCTATAACATTTGATCAGACTCCTTATGATTCTGATGCTTACAATGTAACATTACACATAGAATCTGAGCCAGTAGCTGGTGAATTTAATGGTTTCTTAAAAGATATGAATAATCCTAATGGTGAGCGTTATGCAGGCCAAGTAGGTAGAGTAAGATTCTCTCCATATCCATTTAAAGATGCTACATTAAACAATGGTAATGAAATCAGTAGAGATACAGAAGTTTTAAAAGCTATGGTGTTTTTATCTGAAGTAGTAGGTAAGAGAACTCAATTAGATGCAATTTCTGCAAATACAATTGAGGAGTTTATGACTGCTTGTAATGGTATTTTATCTGAAACAGGCTATATTAATGCGTGCTTAGGTGCACGTGAGTGGGAAAACAAAGAAGGTTATGTAAATAATGATCTGTTCCTACCTAAAAGAAGTAAAGCTGGTATGCCGTTAGAAGCAATTGATGCTGATAACTCTAACTTGTTAGACTTTGATAGAAATGATAAGAATCATTTTAGACCAATGATCAAAACAGAATCTGCACCGGTATCAGGTGGAGGATTTGAACCATCAGTAAGTACAGGGAGTGACTTTGACCTCTAGTATAAATCTAAAGATTGGGGCTAGTTTAAATGCTAGCCCCATTTCTTTTTAATATATTTGAGAATGTTTAGCACAAAAAACTTAATACTAAATGAATCAGATGTACCCAGTACGTGGGTATTTGAATACTACTTAAATCTTTCAGAATCTTTAACAGGCCAAGACATAAAGATTAAATCAATCTTTAATCCTAATGAGAATACTCCAAGCTTTTGTGTATATGTAGATCAGTCTATTATGCAATATAAGTTTAAGGATTTCTCCACGGGAAAAGGTGGCAATAAAGCTGAGCTTGTAAGGTTAATCTTTGGATTAGATTACCCTGCAGCTACAAAAAGAATTATAGATGACTATAATAATTTTGTAAAGAATGGTGGTTATAAGCAAGAAACATTTACCGCTCAATCTAAGTGGGAAATTGATTATATAAAGTTTAGAGATTTTACAATAGAAGATAGTAAGTACTGGTTATCCTTTAGAATAGGAAAAACTATACTTGATACTTATAATGTAAAACCTATAGAATACTTTAATTTAATCAAGGAAGAAGGACAAGAGATTCAAAAACTTAGAATAGGTAGTAAATGGTGTTATGGTTACTTTGATAAAAATGGTGAAGTATATAAAATATATCAACCAAAAAGTAAAACACATAAGTTCCATAAAGTTAAAAATTATTTACAAGGATTTGATCAACTTAATTTTGATAAACCTTACCTGGTAATATGTTCATCTCTTAAAGATGCAATGTGTTTAAAAGGTATAGGATATAATATAGAAGTATTAGCACCTGACAGTGAGAATACAATGATTAAACCTCATATAATTGCACACCTTAAAAAGAAATATAATAAAATAATAACTCTCTTTGATAATGATGAAGCAGGCCTAAATGCAACTAAAAGATATGCAGAAACATATAATATACATGGATTTGTCCCAACTATATGCAAAGACATATCAGATGCAATGGCTCAGCATGGATTAGATAAAGTCCATACAATGCTAAAACCTTTATTAAAAGAAACCTTAAATAAATAAATTATGAAATGGTGGATACCAGGATCAGTTCCCAGTAGTAAGAATGGCCGTAGATGGACAGGAAAATACTTTATAGCTAGTAAAGCTGTAATGAATTATAGAAAGATAGCTAAAGATTATTATGCAAAACATGCAGAAGAGTTTAAAGCTGAGCTAGCTAAACATTCATTACCAGCAAAAATATCTTTCACATTTGTCAGAGGCAGCCGCCATAAGTTTGACTATATAAATCCTGCACAGACCGTGCAAGATGATATGGTTAAAGCAGGGTGGATAGAAGATGATAATGCAGAATTTATACTACCTGTTTTTGTACAGTATACATATGATAAAGATAAACCGGGAGTATGGATAGAAATATTAAAAGATGACCAAGAAAATAATAACAATTGAGGAGTTTTTTAGATTAAAAGAAATGCTGTCAGGATCAAAAGAAGATCAACAAGTTGCCTGGCATATATATAAGAATAATTATCCTGAAGATATGATGATGGATACATTAATGCATAAAGCTTTAGTATTTAAAAATAGAAGAAATTTTGGTGATGCAATATCATTTCATTATCATACAGACACTATTAAAATATATGCTTATATAGATTCAGAACGCATGGATCAAATCTATAATGAAATTCTAGATAAAATAATGAGAAATGATTAACATACAAGATCAGGTTGCTAGAACAACCAAGAACCTAATATTTACAGAGCCCTTTTACGGGCTTTTTTTAATTGGTATCAATAAGACTTATAGTGAACAGATTCCTACAGCAGGAGTAAGTAAACATGGTATTGGTATGCAGTTGACTATAAACCCAGAATTCTACAACAATTTAAGTGAAGACCACAGATTTGGTTTGATTAAACATGAGCTATTACATATAGCATTTGGACATTTATTATTGAGAGATTTATATACTGATCACAAACTATTTAATATAGCAGCAGATCTAGAGATAAATCAATATATAAATGAAAGCAAGCTGCCAGACGGTGGACTGTTGTTGAGTAGTTTTCCTGAGTTACAATTACCTAAAAGAGCAGGTACTAAAAAGTATTATGAGCTTTTAGAACAAGCACAACAGGATGGGACCTGTCCTTCATTAGATAGTCTAATGGATAAGATGAATGGTGAATCACAATACTGTCATGGTACATGGAATGATTTTGATGATATGTCTGAGCCAGAGAAAAAACTAATGGAAAAGCAGGTAGAGCACCAATTAAAACAAGCTGCTGAAACTACTGAGAAGAGATGTGGTAGTGTACCTGGTGAGTTATCTGATCTTATAAGAAGACTTTTGCATATAGAGCCAGCTAAATTTGACTGGAAAGCATACTTAAGAAGATTTGTTGGGAATTCTAGTATTATATATACTAAAAAGCTGAGACGTAAATATAACAAACGTTATGCAGCTAATCCGGGACTGAAGATTAAGTTTAAGAATCATATCCTTGTTGGTGTTGACACATCAGGATCTGTAAATAATGAAGAGCTAAAGGAATTCTTTAGTGAGTTAGCACATATGTCTAAAACAGGACATAAGATATCAGTAGCACAGTGTGATACTAGTCTTAGAACTGTAGAAGAATTCAATCCTAAAAAAGATTGGGAAATACATGGTAGAGGTGGTACATCATTTCAACCAGTTATAGATCATTTTAATGAAAATAAAGGAGCTTATACAGCTCTAGTATATCTAACAGATGGTGAAGCATATCCACCTGAGAACTGTCCAAAAAATACCTTATGGTGTTTAAGCAGTATATCAGATGTAAATGATGAGTTACCAGGAAAAGTAATTAAATTAAATTAATAAAAAAATGGCACAAGTAAATTTAAATGTAACAGAGTTAAAAGGTTTTGTAAATCACATAATAACAAATAATAGATATCTACAGAGTAATGGGAAGGGTCCTGTATCTGTAGAAGTTGTAGGAGAATCAGGTATTGGTAAAACTTCAACAATAGTTGAGCTTGCAAAAGACAACAACTTAGAATTTGTAAAGTTAAACCTAGCACAGATAGAAGAATTAGGTGACCTAGTAGGTTTTCCAGTAAGACAGTTCCAAATGTATAAGGAAAAAACTGTAGCTGCTAAGAAAATTGATGACATATCTTATACTGCGGCACAAAGAACAGCTGCATCATCTGACCTGGCTAAAATGCCAAGCACTACAATTAAGAAAGTAGGTATGTGGGTTGATGAGCTTGCTGTAGAACATTATCTGAAGACCGGATATAAAATGACAGGTAAGAATAGAATGTCTTATTGTGCACCTGAATGGATTGCAGATAAAAAAGCAGGTGGTATATTATTATTAGATGACTGGAATAGAGCTGACACAAGATTTATTCAAGCAGTTATGGAATTAATAGACCGTCAGACTTATATCTCATGGAAATTACCAAAAGACTGGCATATTATGCTAACAGCAAATCCAGATAACGGAGACTATATGGTTAACAGTGTAGATAGTGCACAGAAGACTAGATATGTAACTGCTAATCTTAAGTTTGATGTTAACGTGTGGGCTGAGTGGGCGGAAGGTGCTGGCATAGATTCAAGATGTATTAACTTCTTGTTGCTGCACCCGGAATTAGTAACGCAAGAAACTAATGCAAGATCTATTACAACGTTCTTTAATTCTATCTCTAGTTTTGAGAAGTTTGAAGATAACTTAGCACTAATACAAATGATTGGTGAAGGTTCTGTAGGAGATGCATTTGCTTCTATGTTTACTACATTTATCAATAACAAACTTGACAAGTTAGTTTCTCCAAAAGATCTATTGACTCATGAAAATGAATCATATATTTTAGGTGAACTTAGAAGTTGTATTGGTCAAGATGATACATACCGTGCTGATATTGCTGCTACTTTAGCAACAAGATTAGGTAATTATGCTGTAGTATATTCTAAAGAAAATACTATAAGTACAAAAATTACAGATAGAATTAATTCATTAGCTACTAAAGATTACTTTACAAATGATCTAAAGTATTTAGTGATAAGAACTATCTTCAATGGTAATAAACAAAAGTTTAATAAACTTATGATGAACCCAGCAATAATTAAAATGACAATGAAATAGGATGGCAAATAAATCAGTATATCAAGATTTTGATACTGATGCTTTAACTTACTTTGGATTAGAAAAGGACACTGTTTATGGTGTCCTTTCTAGTTCTGGTGAGGTAAATAAAGTATTATGTACTCAAGATCAAACAACATATGAGAAAATACACACTATATTAACAGTACCTACAGAAGATGGTACAACTTTTAGAACCAAAAAGAAAGCTTTTATATTACCTAAGTGCAGTGTATCACAAGATAGATTAAAAGCAGCTCTTAAGGAGCACAATATATCTGTAACAAATAATTTTGACTTAGCTGATCTAATTATAGGTCATGGTGATATAACGCCATATGATAAGATATGTAATGGGGATAATATACCCAGTACTATTATGATGGCAAAGTTATGGAACTATGAAACTACTGGAGGCCGTAATACAGCTACACACCCTTTTGAATTAGCAATTTTTAAATCAAGTGTTCCAACTCTAATAACTAGTAGATTAACTGAAAAGGTGAGATACTATGATTTAGATATAGAAAGTAGTGTTTATGATGAATGGATGCTCACAGGTATGGCATTAAATATAGCTCATCTTATAGATACTACACAGTTGAGTGTTATTGACGCTGAGACAGTACTACATAGTTCTGCATCTAAGATGATTATGGATGAGCAATTGCTAGCAGATCTTGATAGACAACTTTGTTCTTCAAGTGATGATAAAGCTTTAGCTCTTAAAATTATCCCTAGTATATGTTATAAAACAAATTATCATTTACTATGGCAATTTGCTAAAAATTGTAATCAAATAACATATGCAGATAATAGAGATAAAGATCTACAGTACTGGATTGAAGCATCTAATTTCAGATCATTTGAGAACAGAAGTGCACAAGACATGATACTATGGTTAGAAAAAGAAGAGAAGTTATGCAAAACAACTTTTAGATACTTAGAACCTATAGTAAGGAAAGAGATTAGTATACACAATAGAGACCTTTATACATTTAAGGTGGCAGTAAAAAAAGAATATCAACAATACTTAAAAAATACAAATGAAAAAAAAACTAGTAATATCATTTCAGATTAGAGATGAGAATGTAATAGGTACAGGTAAAACTGCTAAGTTACATTCATCCGGTATTGAATATAATTTTGATGGATACTGGATGGGCAACACAAGCAATTGGCACATAGGACATGAAGAAAGAAAAGAGATTGGTATTGATTTTAAACCAACAGAAACTTTCACTATACAAGATAAGACTCTATATAGATTTCCAAAACTAGATTTACCTAGACAAAAAGTGGACTTACTTAAAGAGAAATATAACTGTAAAGTTATAAGAGATCCACAAAAAGCTGATGTTCATATAGTATCAGAAAAGTTTTTTAATGATTTATTTGATTGTGAGTGGAATAAATGTGTTCCATTCAAATTATTCTTTGAATTCTTGACAGATATTAAAAATGCATCTCTGTTATCTGATGCTGCATTGGATAAAGCTAGAGAGATGGTTAATTCATTAGATAAAGATTTAATGGTACGTGTTAATATACCTTACAATTATAATCAAGGTGCAAAAACTCAAGATATAACAGATAGTTTTAAAAGTTTTGTTGATGTTATGTATGAAAAACATAATGTCACTGTTCCTGGTAGTAGAGATATTGTTTTACATGAATCAGATGCTCCAACTTATCAAGGTATATTAGATGCATTGTCTACTAAGACTATATTATATGATACAGCCATCACAGCTATAATTGATGAAGAACTGGCTACTATAGAAAATAGTGAGTATAATAATGTTGAAGCAATGGTTAAAAGTAATGATAGGCAAAACAGATCTTTAGCTTTAGAAATGCTAGCAAACTGTAACCTGGAAAAATCTTTTGATGTTGTTAGTAGTGTATATTATTGGAACTATGATTGGCTTAAGGATACAGATAACTGGAACAGTGTTAATGTAAAAGCAATGAGAAGGAGACTAGAAAAATATTCTAATTGTGGTAATCAAACATCAATCTGGCCCTATAATAACTTTATTAAGAGTTTAATTGATGACAATAAATTAACTAAATTTGCATTAGATCATACAAGAGAAAGATTAATGAGAGTTGTTCTGGATTCTTTAATTGGTAAAACAGCAGAAGTATTTGCAATAAACTTGTCAGACTTAAGATTAAAAGATAACTTACTAAATAATTTAATAATAGAAAAAAATGAGCAAGCAAAAACAGAAGGACTTGAGACTGATGATATCACAGACAATCTTATTGTATAAAGAAAAAGTACATCAAACACCTGAAGTTATATTAGCAATACAAAAACTTCAACAAAAGCTTGATATAATTGAAAATCCAAAAAATGAAAAGAAATGAACAACAAGAAGAAAAGTTTTATGCAAACAAAAAGTTTTGCTTTAGCTATTCTTCTTTAAATAAATTATTATTTTCACCATCCTTATTTTATAAGGACTATATACTATTTGATAGAGAAGTAAGAACAGACAAGCACCTTGTAGAAGGTAAGCTTGTTCACTGTTTATTATTTGAACCTGAAAACTTACATAAGAAGTTTAATATTGTACCAGGTAAAGCACCAAGTGATAACATTAGAAAAGTAATGAAAGATATGTCTATTCATACTAATGCAGAAACATTAGATCTATGTGAGGTACAGGCCTTAGAATCATTAAAAACTTTAAATCTTTTCCAGTCTCTTAAAACAGATGCACAAAGACTAAATAAAGTTATTACTGAGGATAATGAACCATATTGGAAGTTCTTATCTAATACTAATATAGATGTAGTAGATCAAGATACTCTTCAGAACTGTATAGGTAAGGTTGCTATATTAGAGGATAACAAAGATGTTACAGAATTATTTAAAACAACTGAGACAGATTTTGAATTAGATAATATAACAACGCACAGTGAACAGTATCTAAAATCTGATTTACAAAAGATGCCATTTGGTTTACATGGATATGTAGATTATTATCAGGTTGACACAGATAAGAAAGAAGTTATTATTTGTGATTTAAAAACATCAGGTAAAACTATTACTGATTTTAGTGAGTCAGTAGATTATTATAACTATTGGCTTCAGGCTGCTATATACTCTAAACTAGTGTATGATACCCTGGGAGATGATAAGGATGAATATAAGATTTTGTTTAAGTTTATTGTTATAGATAAATATAACCAAGTTTATGTATTTGATGTATCAGATCAATCTATGAATGACTGGGCAGATGGTCTAGGTGGTTCATTAAAAACAGCTGAATTTCATTATAATAGTAAAAATTATAGTTTACCTATGGAATTCTTAGTGAATAAAGTTAAATTATAATATGGGTGTTTACACAGATTATTTTCAAAAGAGTAAAGTTTTTATGTATCCTTTATTAGGATTAAAAAAAGGCTTATCACATGTTCCTAAGCAAACTTATATAGCTTGGGAAGATGTGTACTCTGTTGATGATAGGATGTTTTTATGTTTATATCATACAAAAATGAATGATGTATTTAAAGTATTTGTTAAGCAGAACTTACTGACTAACAAATACTTTTTAAAACAGATTGAGCTAGATAAAGCTAGACATTTATTTGTATTTGACTTTAATAAAATAAAGTTTGACTATGATAACTTCATTGCAGGTAAGTATTCAAGATTTACTGTAGATGGAAAAATCAATATATTAGATTTCTTTGGTTATGATGATAAGGTAAGTGAATATATACATTCATTTCTATCACCGGAAGAGAGTCATGATGAGTATGCTAAATTCCTAGGAGTAGATCCAGAAGATATAGCTAATGTGCATGAGATATGCACACCACCAGACTTAGACAAAGAAACAATGATAGATAATAATTATATTATTTCTCAATTATTAAAGGATAGTTTTATATCTTTGAAAAAATAAAAATATATTATGGCACAAATTGGACAGAACATGATGTTAGTTAATTCTACCTTCAGAAACACAAAATCCTTTACATTAATACCTGTGAGTTCAGACTCACCATACGTAGAAGCTATGTTTGACCCATCGTCAAGCATCTTAGCTGTTATCAGTAAAGTTATGAAACAATCATATCACATGGTTCCTAAATTAGATGATGAAGGACAACCAATGAGATTAAAAAATCCTAACCAACAGACTGGTAAAACTGTCAAAGAAGAAAGAAGACTAGTAGATACATTCTCTGAATTCTACTTATCAGATAAACAAGATATACTCAGCTTTATAGCAATGTTTGCAGTAAACTCAGAACACTTCAGTGTTGAAGAATTCTTTGTAGACACAAAAGAAACTAAGGTTTCAAAGCTTATAGTACCAGGTCAATAGTCTATACATGTTGACTCTTTAAAAAGGAAGGCCCATTGATTTGGGCTTTTTTTGGCTCTAAAACATAAAATTATATGAGACATTGGGTGATGGATTATGAAACATTGGCTAATTGTTTTACAGGTGTATTTGAACATTACAAGACTCAAGAAACTGAGATCTTTGTAGTTCATGATCTGCAAAATGATTTACCAGAGTTTATTAATTTTTTAGAAAATAACATAAGAAACAAAGAGTGGCACATATCCTACAATGGATTAGCATTTGATGCACAGGTCACTCATTATATACTAGATAATCACTTTCTATGGAAAAGCTTAAGTGGTTGTGAAGTAGCAGCTATTATCTATACATATGCTCAAAGATGTATTACTAAGTCTAATAAGAAAGAGTTTAGTGATTACCCTCAGTGGAAAATGAAAATGGGTCAGATAGATGTATTTAAAATGCATCACTGGGATAATCCTGCTAAACGGTCTAGTCTAAAGTGGATACAGTATAGTATGGATTGGCAGAATATACTTGATATGCCTATTCATCATGAGACACTTATATCTACACAATCTGAAATAGACACAATCTTAGAGTATTGTATAAATGATGTAAAATCAACAAAAGAAATATTTGTTAGAGCTCATTCACAGATAAAACTAAGAAAAGAACTTACTGATACATATGATATAAATTTGTATAGTGCTTCTGAACCTAGAATAAGTAAAGAATTATTTGGATTTTATTTAAGTCAGAAACTTAACATACCTAAAAGAGATCTTAAACAGATGAGAACTCATAGAGGTACAATTAAAGTTGCTGATATAATACTTCCATGTGTAAACTTTACATCTGCTGAGTTTAGAATGATACATGAAAGGTTTAAATCATTAGAAGTACATGCTTCAAGTTTAAAGGGAAGTTTTAAATACCATATAAATTATAAAAATGTGAAAACAGATTTTGGTTTAGGTGGTGTTCATGGTGCGGCTAAGAAAGGTATTTATGAAAGTGATGATGATATGATTATTATGTCATCAGATGTTACAAGTTTTTATCCTAACCTAGCCATAAAGAATAAGTTTGCACCGGGTCACTTCCCTGTAGATGAATTCTGTGATCAGTATGAATGGTTCTTTGAAGAACGTAAGAAGATTCCTAAGAGCAATCCTATGAACTATGTATATAAGATTATACTTAATTCAACCTTTGGTCTTAGCAATGATGAAAACAGCTTCTTTTATGATCCTGAGCTTTGTTTAAAGATAACAATCAATGGTCAATTGACTTTAATGATGTTATATGAACAAGTAATGGAACAGATACCGGGTGCAGTAGCATTGTTACAGAATACAGATGGTATAGAAACTTTAATTCCTAGAGAGTATAAAGATCTATATATGGAAATATGTAATAACTGGGAGAAAATTACTAATCTGAACTTAGAACATGATGAATATCAAAAACTTATCTTAGCAGATGTCAACAATTACATTGGTGTGAATAACTACGTGGATGTTGACATTACTAAGTGGAGAGAAACTAAACAGAGTCAGCCTCATTACTTATTTAAAGTAGAGAATGATAAATTTAGTTTTGCACCAGTAAAGTTAAAAGGTAGGTTTGACTTTCATAATTTACAACTTCATAAAAATAAGTCAAAGTTAGTAATACCTAAAGCTATATATCAATACTTTGTTAATGATATACTGCCTGAGCAATATTTAGATGAGAATAAAAACATTCTTGATTATTGTATAGGAGGTAAATCTAAAGGAGACTGGAAGCAAGTTGCTAGAGGTATAACTAAAGGTGTGTTTGAAGAAGAGGATTTACAAAAGATCAATAGATATTTTATCTCTAAAGATGGAGTTAAGATGGTCAAGGTCAACAAGACAGATGGTAGAGAAATACAATTAGAAGCTGGTAAATGGCTGCAAACTGTATATAATAAGATGGAAGTGGAACCTAAATGGGAAAACTATAATATTAACAAAGCTTACTATATACAAGCAATTGAAACAGAAATTAATAGTATATTGTCTGTACCAACAAATCAATTAAAATTATTTTAAAACTATGGATTATTTTGAATTAGAATCAGTCGTGGAAACATGGGCTCATGAAAAAGGTATTCTTGTTAAAGCCACACCAATGGCCCAGGCACTGAAGACATTAGAAGAAACAACAGAACTCTGCACGGCTATCAATAATGATGACCGTGCTGAGATTATAGATGCTATGGGAGATATAATGGTAACATTAATCATCCAGGCAAAGATGCAAGGACTTTCCCTAGAGGAATGCCTTGAATCTGCATATCATGTAATAAGTAAAAGAACAGGTAAAATGATTAACGGTCAATTTGTAAAAGACAAAGAATAAAAAATAAATAAAATGGCAAAACAAATAAAATTTAATATAGAAGCTAGAGATGGCTTAAAACGTGGAGTAGATGCATTGGCTGATGCAGTTAAGGTAACATTAGGACCTAAAGGGAGAAATGTTATTATATCTAAAAGCTTTGGTTCACCACAAGTAACTAAAGATGGTGTTACAGTAGCTAAAGAAATAGAACTGGATGATCCTTTAGAGGATATGGGAGCTCAGATGGTTAAAGAAGTTGCTAGCAAAACTAATGATTTAGCAGGTGATGGAACTACTACAGCTACGGTTTTGGCTCAAGCTATAGTAACTGAAGGACTTAAGAACGTAGCTGCCGGGGCAAATCCAATGGACTTAAAGCGTGGTATAGATAAAGCAGTTAGTCTTGTTGTAGAAGAATTAGAAAATGTATCTACAATAGTAGGTGCGTCTTCTGATATGATAGAACAAGTTGCAACTATATCTGCTAATAGTGATAAAGCTATTGGTTCTTTAATTGCTAAAGCATTTATTAAAGTTGGTAATCAAGGTGTTATAACTGTTGAAGAAGCTAAAGGTACAGATACTTATGTTGATGTAGTTGAGGGAATGCAGTTTGATAGAGGATATCTTTCTCCATACTTTGTAACTAACCCGGATAAGATGTCTGCTGAATTAGAAAACCCTTATATCTTAATGATAGATAAAAAGGTATCTAACTTACAAGAAATCTTACCAGTATTAGAACCGGTATCTCAAACTAATAGACCACTGTTAATCATTGCTGATGATGTTGATGGAGAAGCTTTATCTACTTTAGTAGTTAATAAATTAAAAGGTTCTTTAAAAATTGCTGCAGTTAAGTCTCCGGGATTTGGTGCAAGAAGAAAAGATATGCTTGAAGATTTAGCTATACTTACAGGAGGAGTTATTATATCAGAAGAGAAAGGTTTATCATTAGATACTGTATCATTAGATATGTTAGGATCTGCAGAAAACGTTATAATTGATAAAGATAACACTACCATAATAAATGGATCAGGTAATAGTAATCTTATTGCTGATAGAGTAAGCCAATTAGAGGGTTTAATCAGCTCAAGTACTAGTAATGAAGATAAAATGATATATAGAGGCCGTCTAGCTAAAATAGCTGGTGGGGTAGCAGTATTATATGTTGGTGCAGCTTCAGAAATAGAAATGAGAGAAAAGAAAGATAGAGTTGATGATGCACTTGCTGCAACCAGAGCTGCTGTAGAAGAAGGTGTTGTACCTGGAGGTGGTGTTGCTTTACTTAGAGCAAGTTTGATCTTAAATTCTTATGAATCTCCTATTGATGATGAAGTGACTGGTGTTGATATTGTGTCAAGAGCTATAAAAGCTCCATTCAGAACTATATGTGAGAATGCGGGTGTTAGTGCTGATGTAAAACTTGAAGGTGTTATGTCAAAACATACAGGAATAGGTTATGATGCTAAGAATGATGAGTATGTTGATATGTTTGAAGCAGGTATAATTGATCCAAAGAAAGTAACAAGAATTGCATTAGAAAATGCAGGATCTGTTGCGGGTATGATACTTACTACAGAATGTGCATTAATTGGTGAGAAAACTGATATGTTTGCTCCACCAATGGGAGGAGGTATGCCGGGCATGCCAGGAATGATGTAAAAAACTTGTCTGAGTCAAGTTAATTTATTATATTTACACCTTAATAGTTTAAACTTATGGGATACACAAAACCAAAAGAGACTTCTAGACATTACTTAGAAGCACAAACTTTACCTAATCATGGTAAAAGTTACACAGTTATATCACACAAACAAGTGATAGATAACACAATGAATCTATTGACTCAGTCAGGATTCACTATAATTAAAGAGATCTATAGATCTAATATGAATGCTAATGTAGCACAGGGGATATATCATATCCAGCCTAACAACCCATCTGATTCACAGATAATGAATGAAGAAGAACTTGGGATGATGTTTGCATGGACTAATTCATATGATAAAAGCACACGTTTTCAATGTGCAATTGGTGCATATGTTAAGGTATGTTCTAATGGTATGGTTGCTGGAGAGATGATGAATTTCAAAAGAAAACATACTGGAACAGCAGACCGTGACGTTAAAACTCACATGTCTGATCAAATTAAAAATGCTGAAAAGTACTATAAGAGAATCATAACTGATAAGGATTTTTTAAAGTCAATTACTATTGATTGTAAAGAGTCATCTGAATTAGTTGGTAGATTGTTTATTGATGAAGATATGTTAGACACACAACAGTTGTCTAGTATAAAAGCAGAAATAGATAAGCCTTCTTATGATTATAATACTGATGAAAACTCTGCATGGGCATTTTATAATCATATAACACATGCATTAAAGAAAGCACATCCAAGAGATTGGTTAGTTGATCAGCAAAATTTTCATGACTTTATTACAAATGAACTTATTAATCCTAATTTATATTTAGCTAATGAGATCAATACTGATAACAGCTTAATAGATATAACTATGCAAGATGTTGTTGAGGTAGTAATTGATGAAGATATAACTGATAAAAGATTAATGCAAGAAATGTATATGGGACGTATATGACAAACGAATTAATAATTTGGGTAATTATTATGATAGTTTGTTTATATATAATCTACAATAGATCATTAGGTGATTAGCAAGGGCTTGTAATGGGCCCTTGTTCATTACATAAAAAAAAATTATATGACATCTGAAGAAAGAAAAAAAAGACCTGTCTTCACAGGCGTATTAAAATATTTCCCGGATGCATTGATGGAAATTGCTAGAGTATCATTAGCTGGCAATGAACAACATCATCCTAATAAACCTTTACACTGGGACCGTAATAAATCCAATGATGATTTGGATGCACTGACTAGACATCTTATAGATGCAGGAACAATAGATGATGATGGAATCCGTCACACTGCTAAAGTTGCTTGGCGTGCATTAGCATGTCTACAAAAAGAACTAGAATCTGATAAAAAATATGACACAGCTGTTATTGAAGAAAATGATAGGATGAATATTATAGGTCAGAATGGTAATGATGGTTTACATTATGAGTAAAAAATCAAAAACAAGTAACATAGTAGTAATATGGCCTAGTAGAAGGGGAGTTGGGGTATTCCCACTTAACTTTACGGGTGTTTAAGAGCATCCTTTAATTTTATTATTGGACTCCCCTTTTATTTTTTATTATACTGATCAGACATAATTGTATTCATTGAACCTAATACAGTCTTGTCTGAGGTGGGCCTAAACCCACCCTTTGAAGCTGTTTCTACAGGTGGTACTATGGAAGTTTGTTTTTGAATATTTCTTCCTTTACCATATGGTGTCATTTCTGGACTAGTGTTCTTTGTCATAATAATTTATTTTATAGTGTTGTATAACCAATGGCAATTAACTCAGCTTTTACTAAATTATAGAAAACTGATTGTGCCGCTCCAGGGGTTACATTACTAGAATATGTTATTCTTGTAGGTGCTCCACTTGACTCAGGGAATAATGATTGTGTTGTTGGATTATAAGCTAAAGCTTCTGGTAAATAAGATCCACTGAATCCATTTGCAGTTCTACCACCTGTTCCTACAAAACCACCGTTATTTAATAATGGTCCTAAATCTGGTGTACTTCCATTTACTTTAAAGAATATACCTCTATAGATACTATTATTACCAGCTGCTGTCTCCATAGTGCTAATATAATTTTTTACACTATTTACATCAGTTAGTATTTCAGGGACTGTAGAGTTTTGTCTATCTGCCCATGATCCAGATCCACTTCCTGTTAATTCATATTGACTTGATTCATCACCCCAACCCATAAATACAATATTCACTGCACCTGAAAAAGTAGCTAGACCACCTTGACCTCTGTTACCAAGCATATCTATTTGCCTTTCAGCACCAGAATGACCCCAATAAATATGTGAATCATATTGATCACGTCCATTTGTTGCTGCGTTAGTATTTGGAACTCCTCCAGCATTACCTACACCAGATTCAGTACCTCCAGTTTGATAATAATCTTGATACAAGTTTCTAAAGTTTGTTACATCTGCATAATCTGCTACATAAAGTGCTTCAGTCATTGTAAACGTAGTTGTAGAACTATTAGGAGATGTATTAACAGAATCCAATGTACATGAATTAGTAGCTAAGTTAATTGCAGTAACTAATGTTCCAGCAGTAATACCAGTACCACTAACTTCCATACCAACTCTTACACATAGACCTGCAGATTTAGTAGTACCATTAGGATTACTTACAAATTGAGTATCAGGCTGAGAAACATCAAAATTAAAAGTATTATTATTTGTAGGACCATTTGATTTAGCAAAAACCTTTGGTATACTAGACATTTGTGCTGTTACTTTAATTGTACTATTCATAGATCCTGAAACATCACTCCAATTTACAAAGTATGTATCTTTTGTTACAGCTAATCCACCAATTACAAAACTTTGTGAATCTGATAAGAAATCCGGATCAGTTACAGTAAGTGTAACAGTATAGCTACCACCAGTAGGAGGATAAGTACCACTTAATGTTCCAGTACAATCTCCATTATCAACAAAAGTTAACCATGGTGCAGCTGGAGTACTAGCAAAAGTATATGTTAATAGATTACATGGGTGATCAGGATCATTTGTTGTCCAGTTATATGTCCATGTATCACCACCTGTTAAATTTGGATAAGTATTTGCAGTTACTGGATCAGTACTTGTCCAGATAGGTGCTTCTGCTATAGGAAGTACAATAATAGTTACTGTTGCTATATTACTAATACAATATCCATCAGTTGCAGAATATGTAAATGAAGTTGTTCCATACCAATTTGCATCTGGTGTAAATGTATATGCACCAGTATTTACATTAAAGACAAGCGTTCCATTAGCAGGCTGTGTTACTGCTGTATAAGTAAGACCATATCCTCCATAACCATCATCAACAACAGTTACTGTATTATTTAATACTGTATCTTCATTGATTGTTTGCACACTATTACTAGCAACCGGACAACCATTGGTAGACATTACTTTACAACATGCATCCCAATATAACATTTTACTGTTACCTCCAGGGATAGCATAAGTAATATATTTAAACTTAACTGACTCACCAAATAATAAAGTAGAAGTTGGATAACCATTATCTATTCCCGGTGTCCATGTAACTCTATTATTATATAAGCCACCTACTGGGCCCCATCCGTCAGGAAATCTAATAACATCATCTGTTAACAAAGTACCAGATAAAACATTTTCAGCAATTACTTCACCTTGTTGACCATCAGTTAAGTTGGTCATACCTTTTATAACCGTAAATCCTACCTTACTAGTAGTTAAGTTAACAAAAGCATTATAAAAGTTTTGAGTCCAATCTAAAGTAGGGCTCATTGGTAATGTATCAAAACCAACAGTAGGTATTATTGTTGCCGCATCTCTGAATTTAACTTCATTAGCTGCAGCAGGATCTCTTACTAATACTTGTATAAGTGTATCATCTTGTGCTACACTATCTAATTTTACTATACCTACATTTTGTAGTATACCATCGTTCTTAACTTGTGTAGCCGGGGTACCTGAGTTACCATCTTGAATAAGTAATGAACAACCTAACGTATTTGAATCAGGAGTCCATAATGGAATTCTATATATATCACATACTTCTCCTACAATTGCAGCAGGATTATCTTGCCATGCAAAAGTAGTACCATCAGCAATTAAAATTTGATTTGCTGTTCCTACAGCTAGTTCTACTTTTAAATTGTTTACATCACCTTGCCATAATGATCCATATGTTAATGCTTCAACCACATCATCATTAGCCCATATAACTCTACCATCAGCTAAACCAACAAGTACTTGTGATAGTTGACCAACATTACCTTGTGAATCTGTAATAGGTCCATTTAAAATAATATTAGAATGTAAAGTTGTAGTTGTTGTTGGAACAGCAGGAGATGCTGTAACGCTACCATGTTGTACATTTACTAAAGCAGTAAAAGTTACACCATCCATTGTAAAGTTAGCATCATCTTCTAGTAAACCTCCAGGGCCTACTATAACTATACGGTTATCTGTTAAAGAAGTAACTGTAGCTGTACCATTAACTATTAGATTACCTCCAATAGAAATAGTATCACCTATAGCATTCTGAGTAATAATAGAATCTTTTAAAGTATCCCATGAACATGTTCCTTCTGGATTAGTATACACAGGAACAAAGCCTAAGTTACCTGAACCAGGCTGAGTTCTAGTTAGATCCTCAGTTGCTTGACATACAAGGTCTCCCCATTTAATTACAAATGGTTCCATCTTTGGACTATAAACAGCACCAGTATTTAGTGTACTGTTTTGATATAGTTTACCAAACTCAAAATGATCTCTTACTTTATCAAGTTTGATCTTCTTCTTGTTTCTCTTTAATAATCCAAGAACTTCTTGTATATAGATACTCATATCTTTGTTTTTTATTTTTTAGTTTATTTGTACATTACAACATTAACCATTGCATTTAGTCTTGCTCCAGTGCTATCATTCGCAAATATAGTAAATGATGATGTGGATTTATCACTTATAACTACTGTAATGTCTTTATCTGTTTGAGATGATTGACCCTCAGTTGTAACGTTTACTAGGTATTGTACATTTGCCATAGGCACCGTCCAATTTACAGTATATAATCCAGTACTTGGTGATGCATGTGTTACAGTTCCTAAATATGATGTATTACCTGAATTAACAGCACCTAAATTATTAACAGAAAAGTATGCTACAGGCATTATTACACTTGGTTGTGCAATAAATTGTGTCCATAAACTACTTAATAATGCTTTTTTATCAGTTGTTGTTTTACTATCATGATAGATCATATAATCTTCAGCAATAGTAGGTTCTCCACCTCCTGCAGTTGGAGCACAAAATACTACACTGCTTGTACCAGCATAATTTACTGCAAATGTATCTGGAGTTGTTGATGAATCTATTGTTAAACCACATCCTGCCTGAGCGGCAAGAGTAGTAGGAGATGTCCAATTTCCATTACCTTCTAAGAACAGGCCTGCAGAACCTGAAGGTGGTACATGACCAACTCTAGCTCCTCCACCATATACATTAGAGTTTATATTAAGTACATTACCAGCTACAGATCCACTAAGTGGTACTGTATTTCCACTAGTTAAAGCAAAAGTTACTGATGTTACTCCGCCACCACTAGTTGCATAGTTAGGTATATTTAATACACCAGATATAAGAGTTGCAGCACCAGATGTACCAGTTGTTGTTATACTTGCTACTACATTGGTATCTGTCCAAGGTACATTAATTACACCTTGATCACTACCGTTTAATTGTAAACCATATGTTCTTTCAGCTTGTTCAGTTACAGGATTTGCATTAACGGCTTGGTCAACATCATTAAATAATTTAACACCACCTAAAATTACAGTTGTTGCAACAGGTAAAACATATCCACTTGGTACTGTTTGCCATGTTGCATCAGCTCTTAAAAATTTAGTTTGATCTCCAGCTGCTGATGCTGGTACTGCTCCTTTTAATCCACCTGCTCCAGCAGTTGCTGCAGTCATAGTATTAATAGAAATAGCTGGTGTAGTTCCACCAGTTGATATGATTGGTAATGTTCCTGTAACTGCTGTTACAGTTCCTCCACCTCCTGTATATTGAGGGATATTTAATACTCCACTTGTTAAAGTAGAAGGCCCTGATGTACCTGTAGTTGTTAAACTCGTAAATGGTACTGAAGGTATAACCGGAGTAGGTATGTTTAAAACAGTACCACTAAGGGTTGCTGCACCAGATCCTGTTGTTGTTAAAGTATTTTGTGTATTAGCATAGTTAGGTACATTTAAAACTCCAGAACTTAATGTAGATACTCCACTTGTTCCAGTTGTTGTTAAGCTAGTAAAAGCAGATGCACCTGGTGTAGGTACATTTAATACTCCTGATACTAAAGTAGCTGCTCCTCCTCCAATTGTTGTTAGACTTGTAAAAGGTACTGCTGGTATAGTAGGAAATGTTATTAAGTCACCTGCTCCGTTTACATACTGAGTAGAATTACCTGCCATTGTAATAGCAAGAGTTCCTGAACTTGTTACAGGTGAGCCTCCTACTGTAAATGCATTACCTCCGTGAGTTTGACTTACTGATGTAACTGATCCACCACCACCTACAGCATAGTTTGGAATATTTAAAACCCCACCAGCTAAAGTAGCTACACCACTTGTATTGTTTGTTGTTAATGTTGTTACTATACCTTGAGTAGTACTAAAAGGTAAAGAACTAACTAAACCTTTTTTAATATCACTGTTATCATTAGTATCACTGAACCATAAATAATCACTAGCAACTGGCGTTGCTGTTGGAGCAATAATTATTGCATTATCAGCTCCTGCATAATCTATATCAACTATAGGATCAGCTGCTGTACCTGATATATTTATTCCTAAACCACCAGCAACACTTTCAACATATCCAAGACCTATAACAAAATCATATATGTCATCTCCTGTAGCTAGATTTAGTCCACCGTTTGTAACAGCAGATGTAATAGCTGCTACAGTTGGGTCAGTGGCAGTACCACCTATTGTAATTGTATTTGCACTTCCACTTGTTACACTAGTAACTGTTCCAGCTGGTCCAACCGGCAAAGTAATTGTCTTAACATTTACTGCTGTTGGATGTCCTGTTGCATCTTGTGTAACAGTATCTACTACTGTAAATGTTCCTCCTTCTGCTGGAGAAACTGCAGATGCTGTATCTACTCTTGTTGTTGCATTATGATTAGCTGTAACTGTTGTTCCAGCTACTGAAGTACTTAACTTAACACCTCCGGCTATTGTAACTGTATCACCATCAGTAATTACTTGGAGAGTTCCTGTATCAGCATCAATTCTCCATGAAGACATACTTCCTGTACCATTTGTAGTCCATTCTATATTTCCTGCAGCATTAGATGTAAGTACTTGACCAACACCCCCAGTACCATTAGATGCGTTTATAACTCCAACTGGCATCTCTAACCAATTAACTTTTAACTTTCTACTAGCATCTAAAGTATACATGTTGTTACCATCAAATACAATAGCACTATCTATAAGACTACATGTCCCATCAGAATTCCATAAAGGAATAGTATAAGCTGTATTAGTTCCGGTACATTCTACATAAGTTCCAGGAGTTACACTGATGTCTACATCAGAACCTGTACTTGCAATAGTTACTCCTGTTCCTCCTACAAGATTTACTGTATCTATAGTTGAATCTGATCCAGTAAGAGTAAGTTTTGTTTTACCTCCGGCATCAGCATTAGCAAAATCATAAGTTGTATTAGTTGCTGTAACAATAGCATCAGCAAATTGCTTTGCAGAAATTAATTGTTGCTCAACCTTTGGCAAGTATGCCATTACATTTAATGCACTTTCACCTTTAGTAGATAAGACAAAATAATCATCTTTGCTTACTTCATATGGAAGGTTAACATATTTCTTCTTGGAAAATAGTCCAAGCACATCTTGTAATAATGAGCCCATTGTTTATAGTTTATAAGAACAGTGCAGAAAGCTTAACGCTTGCCTGTGCTGAACATGTTATTGTTATATTACCGTCTACATCATTAAATGCATCAACTTCAAAAGGTCCTAAAAATCCTTCTTCACCAGCTGCTAAAGTTAAGACTGCATTCTCTTTCTTTAGTGTCCCTAGTAAAGGATCTACAACTGTAGTTACTACAGGTATTACTGTAGCTGTTATTGAAACCCCACCTCCATTTTGTACATTGAAAAATTGTATAGCTGTATTAGCTAATTTATCTCCACTTACTGCAGGTGTTACTGTAGTAGGCTTTATACCTGCTTGAGTTATTTGCTGTGCTGTTAATGTTGCCATATTTTATTTATTTAACTATTTCTGTATCCACTTCTAAAAGCTGCTGACTGAACTGGTTCTTTAGCTCTAGTAGACTTTTGTGGTGGATTTAAATTTGTTTTCTTTGCTCTCTTGATGCTAGCAGCAACCTGCTTGCTGTTCTTTTTTTGTTGTATAGCTTGAGGAATACTAGTAGGATTGAAATACCCATTTGTAGTCTCTCTTTTATACTTAGCACCTTTTATTGGAAATGATACTCCTTTTTTTGCTCCCATGTTATTATTATTTTTTCATTTTACCTAAAGTTATTGCAAGCCTAGCTCTTTGTGCTGTCTTGCCTTTTCCTTTTGCCTTTTGACTTAACCAAGTTTTTTTAATTGTACCATCAGCCTTTAATGCTCCTGCTTTTTTTGCAGTAGCTGTTAAAGAACCAGGCTTTTTAATTGCCCCTTTGATCCAATTTTTTTTCTTAGTTGCCATACTTATTATTTATAAGCTCTACGTGCAGTCTTTCTCATTCCACCTTTTTTGGTACTGCTACCACCTTTTTTCATCATGTTATCATAAACACCTCCACCAGTTCTAAAGCCCATAAGACCTCCGTCTTTTGCCATCATATTCATGTTATCTTGTGCTGGTGTACCTGTAGGAGAGTTTGCTCCATCAGAATAAAAACCACCACCCATATTGTATTTTTTAGCTGCCATAATTTTTAATTTTAATTGTTTATATTAATTTGATCCTGTTCCTTTAGCTCTATTTTTAATTCCCCGTTCAAGATCTATTTTTCTAGCATACCCTGTATTTTTTAATAGCTCTTTGTCTACAGTAGTTCCACTTAAATCTGTAATGAATTTCTTTACTTGAGGTATAACTTTCTTTACACCTTTTGCAATTGCTTTTATTGCTGTACCTAATTGTGCTTCATCTAAAACACTACGGCCATTCTTAAACCCACTAAGTCCACCCCCTTTAGCATATGAATGCATACGTTGTTGGTTAGGTGATATGTTTTTCTTTGCCATTATAGTTGTTTTTTATTTCTTTTTTCTAATGACCTGCCACCAAAGTAAGCACCAATCACAGTAATTAAAACTAATTGTAATAGATCTACCCAAGAAGCTTTCACATCAAATGCAATCACTCCTGCATCAATAAAAACTAATAGTACTGTTGATACTACTAAGAATATTAATATAATGGGTCTAACATTTTTACTTAACCAACTATCAGAGTTCATATCTGAACTCCAACGTGCTGATATTTCTTTCTCCATATCTGTCTCATACTTTGAGACTAATTCTTTTATCTTTAATTCAGCAGCTAACTTTTCATCTTTAGAAGTAATAAGGTTATCTAAGACACCACCTATTCCTTCAACTAACTTAGTTGCTCCTCCTGAAAATATTTTACTTAGTATACTCATAATTATGATATTGCTTCTGTTGATAATACTCCTGTATTGGATACCTTTACTTTCCAAACAGATCCGTTTGGTGCAGTTAAACGTAATTCTGTAGCATGATTGAAACTTATTTCATTGGTAGTTGAAGTTACATCTATACCAGGACTAAGTATACTCTTAAGGTTTAATGTTTCTCCAACTTTATTCTTATAAATACCTAGACCAGTTCCTACATTAGCTGCAGTATTTGGCTCACCAGATGTTGAAAGTTCTACATAATCATTATCAGAAGATATTGCAACAAGTAAGTTAGTACTCAAAGACTTTAAAGATCTAAAGTAAACAGTACACTTGTCTGTGTCAGCATCAACAACAGTCTTTTGATAAACTTGACCTTTACTTGTTGGAACAGCTGGAGCATTTGCATGATCACAGTGTTCAGCAGCAATCTTAAAATCTTTTACTTTAATTACTTTAATTGATTTGTAAGGTATTGGAGATGCAACACCTGTCATGTCAGGTTTTTCATTAACGCCTAATACAAGTACATCATTAGGGCTAGCTTTCTCAGCAAAGATCCCACGTCTTATTAAACTTAGTACGTCAGTTAAAATATTCATTACTTTTTCTTTTTAGAAGATGTCCATCCACCTATTTTATATTCTTGCATAGATTCTTTTCCTGTCTCAGCTTTATATGCCATCCTCTTTGCACTTCCACCCTGTCTCATCTTCTGTTGAAAACCCCCAAACATCATCTCATCAATGTCAGCACCTGCTTTCATCAATAATTTTGACTGTTGTCTATTTGGTGGTGTTGAAATTAAGCCACCGTTATTCTTTTTCTGTTTCATTATATATCTAAAGTTAATGTTACTATAAGTAAGTATAATTTTATTGTTGTATAATCATACTCCTCATCTTTAGGCATAACTTCCCAACCTAAAGCCAACCTATTATGAGGCCAGTGAAACGCAATTTCTAATGTCCAATCCATCATTTGGTTTTTAATTTGTGATCTTTTTGTTTGCACAATCCTTCTTTACAAGAACCAAAACAAACTTTACCTTTAGTAATCCATTGCACAAATATGCATATGTTTCTCATTATTTTTTTCCTTTAATAGCTTTGACAGCTGCCTTAGTTCTAGTTTTAACTTCTTTAGCTCCAGCAATAACCTTTTCATCTACTTGAGTTTTAGACCATAACCACTTCCAATAGTCCTGAAGACTATATGACCACAATACATGTATAACTTTTTTGAACATAATTTTTTTTATTTTAAAGTACTATAACAATAATATACAAATTTTGAAGCACTTCATCAAATATAATATTATATTTGTCAGTTGCCAGTCAAACATGTATATAGATAATATACAAAAAATCTCCATAATAATAAACATAATCAAGTAATAATTAATATATGAATAAAGTTAATCCAATGGTTTTCAAGCATAAGTTTAATGTTGAATTCCTGCCTGCTCAGACATTACTGGGCCTTAAAACTGTAAACTGTGAAGTAATGTGTGAGGATGATAAATATCGTCCTGTAATAGGTCTAGAGATAGGTCTCATATTTTTTACAATTTCTTATGTAAATATCAAGCCATAAACTTTTTAGTCTGGCATATTTTTTTTACATTATATATACCCTACCAGCTGCATTTTTCTTCTCATGAAGAGTGCAGCTTTTTAATCCTTAATAAAAAAACAAATGAACAAAGACATCTTTAAGGCAAGAGTTAATATTTTGCCTTATGAGTACCCACAATTATTAGAATATAAAGATTCAATAAGACATTCTTATTGGATTGATACAGAATTTAATTTTACAGAAGACATACAGGATTTTAAAGTAACTATAAATCCAAAAGAAAGAGATGTCACTAAAAAAACAATTCTTGCTATTGCACAAATAGAAGTAAATGTTAAAACGTTTTGGGCTGACATGTATAAGCGTATGCCTATAACAGAAGTAGGGGATGTGGGTATGACATTTGCAGAGTCTGAAGTAAGACATAAAGATGCATATGCTAGATTACTAAGGATCTTAGGTTTAGAAAAAGAATTTGAAACAGTGGTTGACGTACCAGCAATTGCAGGCAGATTAAAATACCTAAAGAAGTATCTTGATGGTACACGTTCTAAAGATAACAAGATGTATACTAAATCAGTATTATTGTTTTCTTTATTTATAGAACATGTAAGTTTGTTTAGTCAATTCTTAATTATGATGAGCTTTAATAAAGAAAAGAATGTCTTTAAAGGCATATCTAACGTTGTAGAAGCTACATCTAAAGAAGAACAGATACACGGTAACTTTGGAGCAGAGATAATCAACATAATTAAAAGTGAAAACCCTCAGTGGTTTGATGAAGAGTTTGAGGAGTTAATTTATTCTGCATGTAGAAAAGCTTATAGAGCTGAGTGTAGTATACTAGACTGGATCTTTGAAAAAGGTGAGCTTAGCTTTTTACCACAAAATACAATACAACATTTTATTAAGAATAGATTCAACAACTCACTAGAAAAGATAGGTATGAAACCAATCTTTCAAGTTGACTTAAAACTATTAGAATCTACTGAGTGGTTTGATATAGAGATACTAGGAACCAAAGAAGGAGACTTCTTTTACAAAAAGAGTGTAGACTACAACAAGAAAAGCAAGAGCATTACAGAAGATGACTTATTTTAAAACCAACTAATTATGGAGTATAATAACTATTACTGGCTAAATGAAGACAGCCGTACATTTTTATCAAGGGGTTACATTACAGAAACCCCTGAACAAAGAATCAAAGACATTGCTATTAAGGCAGAAAAGTATTTGAATATAAAAGGATTTGCAGAAAAGTTTGAACACTATATGGCCAAAGGGTATTACTCTTTGTCAACCCCAGTGTGGATTAACTTTGGTAAATCAAAAGGATTACCTATCAGTTGTTACGGATCTAATATAGATGACAACTTGGACAGTATATTAAATGCTGGTCGTGAGATTGGAATGATGTCTAAGTATGGAGGTGGAACTTCTGGTTACTTGGGAAACATTAGAGAAAGAGGTGCACCTATTTCTACAGGAGGATTTGCAGATGGACCAATTCATTATGCTAAGATATATGATACGGTAGTAGATGTTTGTAAACAATCTGAAGCTAGGCGTGGAGCATGTGCTGTGTACTTACCTGTAGAGCATGCAGATATTTTAGAGTTTTTAGATATTGGAACAGAAGGTAATCCAATACAAAATCTACAGTATGGTGTTACTGTTACTGACCAGTGGATGGAAGATATGAAAGCTGGGGACAAAAGCAAACGTAAAATTTGGGCCAAGATTATTCAAAACAGAAGTGAATTTGGTTTTCCTTACATAATGTTTAAAGATAACTCTAATAACAATTCTCCTTCTAAAGAGTTAGGATTAGAGATCACTGCTTCCAATCTATGTTCTGAAATACAATTACCTACAGATAGTTATAATTCTTTTGTTTGTTGCTTAGGATCTATCAACCTATTACACTGGGATG